CCAAGAGTAAGTCAGATCGGTTGCACTTCCAGAATTTGCTGAAGAGTATGAAATAGTTGCAGGGCTCGTTCCACTCGTAGAACCAGAAATAGTAATGGCTCCAATAGCCGTAGATCCCTCGCCACCAGTAACACCAAGAATTGGAAGTGTTGCAGTAATTGTAACTCCATTTCTTGTAACAGCGCAGCTTGCGGTTTTTGCTCCTGCGCTTGTTACGGTAATCGTAGTAGAAGAAGATGTTGGCGTTCCAAAAGTTAAGCCACTACCAGACCATGAATATGTATATCCAGTTCCAGTGCCACTAACTATAGCGGAATAGTTTTCCGAAACACCAACAGTTGCTGTTGACGAACCAACAATCGTTACCCCGGTAAACGATGCAGTGATTGACCCTGGTGCATCCGTATTGCCAATTGCACCTTCAATAATCCAATTACCGGAAACATCCCAACCACTAGCGATTTGACTGTATCCATTTGAGTCAAGAGGCCAGGATAAAGCAGTTACTTGTATATCTCCAGTATCCGTAAATCCCATGCTCTGAACTTTGTAAACAGGTTCCGATGTAGTTACCTCGGCAATACAAAAAACAGCCTGAACCGGATTCAATGCTTTACCGTTGACTATGGTTATTTGAGTTTCCTGGATGCCACCAGAGCCAGTCCAAAGAAGAACATCATAGGTGCCGTCCGCAAAAGAATCATCGTTTTTAATAATTGAACCATCTTTTAGTATGACTCCATTGCTTGGTGCCGAATAGCTTACGTTTTCCATTGCAAGCTTAAAACATCTGCCAGGTACAAGAGTGGCTTGTAGTGGCGGTATCTCAAAAGTTACCTGATGTGTTATCAGTCGCTTCATTCTTGCTTTGATTTTACCTACATCAATTGCATGTCTTTCATTGGTGCAAAAATCTGTCATATCTATGGTTTCAAGCAAAGCTGTTTCAGAAGTATTTGCTTCCCGAACCGTAACCTCCCGAATCACCGGGAATAAGCCGCGATTACTGCCATCACCCTCTGCCCGTCTTTCTTCACGCCATTTAATTGATACTCTGATTGGCTGGCGATCAGCTTGATCAAAGTAGTTCAACTTAAATGTATTTTCCTTAATAACGCCAATATTGAAAAGCCCAACGATTCCTTCTGGTTGATCAAATAGTATGGCAGGCTGTAAGTAGCTAACACCATTTTTAGTTACAAGGTCAAGCAGGAAAAGCGCTGCTGTATCATTTCCCCATGACCTCATGTTCACTGGATCAGACAGTGCGCCATCCCAGAAGTAACCCCTGCCCCTTGTCCAGGCCGTTGCTTCCTGAAATGAAGCTGAGTCAACTTGCAATGCGCTCATAATTGAGCCAACACCGTAGCGACTATTTGTTAGGCCAGCCTCAAGCAGGCCCGGAAAAGAGTGCGAGGAGCCAATTCCCTGATTAACGTAAACGCTGAATTGGCCAAGAGTTGAAGACTCAGTTGTACTACGAATATTTACGGCAACAAGTGTAATGTTCTCGTAACTGGGAGGGGTTGGCGCAGTATCAATGACGTTAATATAAGCAATCTCGTGCTCTGGGGTTGTGCAACTAGCAGTAAACTCTTCGTAAACAAACTGCTCTGCCAGTCGGCCCCAGTCATCTACAATGTTACTACTATCAACGTAAGGAATGCCAATATCTCCAACTGATGGAATTGTGCAAGGCATTTGAAACTCTGACTGCTGCCGGTCTACGAATGTTCCCGGCACTCGCATGACAGCGGCGCCGTCTGTAAGTGTAAGGAGTGTCGAAAGCCTTGCATCAATTACCACCAACTGACCAGTGGCAATGTTGTTGCGAATTTCCCATCCACTTACTGGTAGGTAATCGAGTTCCCAGCGTTGGCGAGAAGGGAATTCAATTCGGTTATACCAATACTGCTGTTGCTGCGTGCTTCCCGATACACCAAATAGCTGCGGAAATTGTGACCACTCGCCTGAGCTGCCAGCCATTCGATAGCGAAACCTCCAGAAACTGTAACGAGTTTCTATTTGTGTAATTGTGCCAGACTGAAATGCTGTTGTCTCAAGAATTTGCCTAGGCGCCAACAGTAGGGTATCGTAAATGTCACAAGCGTTCAGGTCAATTCTCCTGTAGCTAGGAGAGTCCTTGATATTGCAGAATCCTGAAACTCTAATACCTACCGCTGACTTGCCACCAACTTCAATGACTTGAGCTGGCTGTGGAATAGCAATTGTCGCTCTGGACAGTCGCATAATATGCGGCGAAGATGTGCCACACCTGGCACCACCGGAACCAGGAAAGTCGCATGACCCTGCTGATACAATCGTAAAAGTTGCTACGATCGAAATACCGCCGCCAATCGGCTGACTCTGTACGTCAGAGTTAAACACATCATCTGACGGTGTTCTGGACTTGCAAACTGCAATTGCAGATCCAATTCTATAGGTTTCCCCAACAACAATGGAATCATCCCACTGCCGCTGCCTGCCAGCAACAGCGGAACCGATGTCGCCCTTTAATTCTGAGAAGTTACCGCTAACGAAAGATTCTGCAGCCGAAGTTCCCGAATCAAGCAGGTAATCCAGTTCGTCGCCTGCCAATAGGCTGGTACTAACAATAACCGAACCATTCCTGCGAAGAGTAACAAGTCCACTTCTGCTCTGGTTGATGGCATCATTCTTTTGTCGCTGAACCAATGCAGAGTGATCTGGCGAGCAAAGAATTTGCGAGTAGCCTCTAGCGCTCCAATACTGAGAAGCCTGAACGGTACTCGGGGTACTTGCTGGGCGCATCGACGGATTTAGACGATAAGCTAAACCGTTGCCAATTGGACTATAAAGACCAAAGACTGTTTGACTGCTTGGCTTATATGTGTAGCTAGTGGCTTGCGTCCAAGCATTGTTTAGCCCGCGAGCTTGGAATACGTCTCCAGCTCCAGCATTTTCAGAGTTACCGGGATCATTTGCTGCAAGTCTTCCGGCAACACGATCACTTGACCTAATTCGCCCACCGCCGGGTCTATGATAGATGGTTACCCTTGCGCTTGATTCACCAGCGGCGCCGAGGTCATAGGAACTTAATAGGTTTTCGCCAAAGGCAAACTGTTGGGGATCAATGCCATTAACTGGAGCTTCCCCAACAAGATAAATCGCTCGCAGCATTTGACTCCCGCCAAGGGAGTACATCTGCGACCAGATCATTGGACAATTAACACGAACCCCGCCATAGGTCACGCCTCCAATCGTTTCCCTGTTTGCCCAGATAACAGGAATTGTGGCCCCAAGCTCGACTACATCCTGAGAGCTTGAGATCCCCTGCTTTGGCGTAAACTCAGTTCTTGTTACAAGTGATTGACCCTGGCTTTGCTGTTGCCTAAGTTCTCCTGGCTTCTTGGGCTGCAATGGCCTAGGCCGAAGCAGGTATGAAGCAGCAGTTAGCACTAAGCTAATTGCTAGGTTAATCAGAAAAGCTGTTACTGCTGGCTCAAGTGCAACCGGACCACGAATCGGCTGCTGTCTGTTAAACCTTTCTCTCTCCAGCAGGAAATTTCGATACTCTTGCTCTGTAACACCAAGTATCTCAATAATCTGCCTATCTGCTGGCAAGAGCAATCTTTGACGCTTTCTTCCAAGCATTAGAAGGTTACCTCTCCGTTTGGCGGCAATGCACCGACGATTGCCTGTGTCAACACTCTACGAGGCCAGTCAGAACCGATAGCGTCTAATGGACTCCCAAGGCGCAAGCTTACCTGCTGCAAGTCATGGTCGAAGCCAGTAATGGCATAGTTATCAACCATCTCGATTCCAGTTTCAATTAACGTTGACGGATCTAGCCATACAGTGCGAACTCTTGCAATCCAGAACTCGTCTGCAGCTTGCTTCCAAATATTTAAGCTGAGCGTGTTAACGTTAAAAACCAAGACAGCTTCTGCATTTGGAAACCCAAGATCAATGCTGGCACCGCTGTATTCAAATGCTGCAAATATAAAATCAATACCCTTGTAGGTACGCACCTGACTTTGATGAAACTGTTGAAAAGCGTATCCAGTTGGTGTACCAGCTTTAGTTAAAAGCTGCATGTAAACACCTTCGCTAATGTCGTAATCCATTAGATCCCCATTGATCTGCGAGCCGAAGGACTCGACTGTAGCAGTCTTGTCTGCTTAGCATTACCACGAACTGAGCTTGCATCAGCAATTGCCTTAGCTTGCTCCACCGTAACCACATCAAGGCTGCCAATCCGAATTGTTTCAATCTTGAGCGGCGCAGAGCTGCTAGAAGTAGTAACAGATTGCGACCTAGTAGAAGTTGCAAGTGCTTGTCTTGATTCAGCAAATAGCTTGCTTTGCGGCGTGTAACCGTTTGGTCCGGTTTCACTACTACCACCTTCCGATACCTGCTGGAGCGCTTCACGGGAAGCGGCAACCTCCTGGCTGGCCTGCTGCAGCGCATCGCGGGAAGCCGACATCATTCCGCTCGCATCGACGCCCAGACGCCCCCCTGGCCCCCTTGACAGAGGCATGACGGCTTCTGGTCCCGCTTCGCCCATCAGGCCGTTTGCAAGGGCTCCTCCGTTGGCGAATTGAAATAGCGTTGGCGAGGAAACAATGGAATTCGTGAACATACCGCCATTAGCAAATGGCTTGAAACCACCAGTTGGCATGAATCCTGCACCAGGTAGCTCAAATGTGTTTGCGATGCCTCTACCACCGCTAAGCCCAAAAGATTTCAAACCAAAGCCAATTAGCTCAAGAATCATCTTCTGCGCCATCATCTGAGTTGCCATTTCAAGGAAGTGTTGCCCAGTTTTTTGGAAGAAATCTGCCAACGCATCTCTTCCGGTTACTGAACCGCTAACGACTCCCTTGAAAGCTTCGCTGAAAGCGTCTCCAATGGCTTTAGCTCCTGCAATAACCTGATTTGTTGGGTCGATTAGGCTTTGAATATTTTCACGCATTTGGACTATTTCGTTGTTGACCTCGTTCCTTCTGGCTGATTGAGCTTTTTCGGCTGCTTTCACTGAGTCACCACTTCCACTCACAAGCTCTTGATTGTAAGCCTGTGCTCCAGCACCAAAGAATCCAGCCTTGGCTCCAGCGCCACGAGTTTGAAACTCTAGCTCCATTGCTGCCATTTCAGAATTAAAACGCATTTGCTGCGACACTTGAAGCATCTGTCTGTCAACATCAAGAGATTTTCTTGCATTCTCCAAATACTCTTTAGCCGCATCAGCAATTGCTTTCTTTTCTTTTGCGTTGTAAGCATTAGACTTTGAAGTTCTTTCAATAATTCTTTTATTTTCTTCTTCAATTTGCTTTTGAGTCTCAAGTGATCTTGCGTCAAATGTTGCAATCGCTTGCTTGTCTGCAGCCATCACGCCAATCGAGCCCGCCTCAGCCTGGGTGAGACGCAGCTCTTGTGTTTTCTGCTTAACAGTATTTTCCCCTCTTGCAGCTTCAATTACACGCTGAAGCGCACCTTCTTCGCCAAGCTTATTTAATTTTTCTTGAAGAGCAATTGCATCCTGCTTGATCTTGTTACCTTGACTGTCAAGTGCTACCTGCTGTCCACCAATTTTAGAAACGGGAACACCGGAAATTACCGGACGGGCTTGAACTACAGCATCGTTAGCATTTGCTTTTGTAATAGCGGCTTCTGTGTTTGTGCGACCAATGACGGGTGCAGCGCTTGCAGATTGCGCTGCCCCAGACCTAGCAGCAGTAGTTACTGCATCGACAAGGTGGCCAAGCTGAAAAGATTCCCCATTTGGCCCTTTAACTGCCAACCCGCGACCCAGCGCACCGCGAATTCCCATATCAGTTGACTGCCAGCCAGGGCGCAAAGCAAATGGTGTTGCTTGATCAATGTAATAATCCTGTCCGATGTATCCATGCCCGCCAGGCCCGTAAGCCCCTCGCCCCAAGCGTCCAGAAGTTTTAATACTTAATTGTGAAGCGGTCATTCCATTAAAGCTGAGCGCATTATCGACCCAACGGCGTAATGTTTCTATATTTGAGCCACCCTGTGCATGTAAGTGAGGCCCCGAGCTTCTTCCAGCGCTTGCATCTAGCTGTCCACCACCCGTTCTCCCCGCGTAAACCCCACCGCCCATCGCCTGCCCCTGGTAGACGGGTGAGCCGCGATCACGTTTGGTCTGTATATCCTCCTCTTCCCTCATAACACCCCTACGGATTTCTGCAATCTTTCTCTCTTGTGCAATTCTGTAATCTTCAATTTGGACTTCGTAGTTCAGGGTTGCGCGGCGAATTGAGTCAGCTTCACGGGCGAGTCCATAAATGTAGTTTTGCGTATCGCGCTGCTGTTTTGCAATATCAATCTCAAGGCTGCGACGAGCTACCTCAATCTCGGCTGCATTTGTACTACGCATCTTCACCAGATCAGCTTCCGCTGAAAGAACGGCAGCGGCTCTGCCCTCTTCATTGGAGATCATCTTGCTGTACTGGAGGTCTACGGTATCAATTGCAATCTGCTTTCTGAGGCGATCATTTGAAATCTGATCACGCTGGATCTGCTGTTGTTTATTGAAAATATCGTCGTTAACACGGCGCTGCAAATCAATAGCTTGTCTCTTAAGGTCAATAAGTTGATACTCAAATTGACGGCTTTGATTCTGTGAATTTCTGATTAAATCTTCCGCTTCAATTTTTCTCTGTAATTGCTTGTCGTCCTTGTCTCTGTTTTCTTGGCGAATCTTATCCTGTTCTTCTTGTAGTCTTTCTGGGTTAATTTTCGTTGCTGGCATATTTAGAGGCCCAGCCTGCCCTTGGAATTTTGCTCTTAACGCAGCGTCTGATTGTGCGCCGTACAGGTTTGCCTGTTTTTGCTTTATGTATTCTTTTTTTACATCTGCTGGTAAAGAATCAATAAAGTTTTGCTCATCTACTTTTTTTCTGGTTCCGCCAGTAAACAGATTGATCATGTTTGCAGTCCATTCAAGCAAACCTGCAAGCGGACCAGCGATAGCTGCTTGTATCTGCAGGTTTAATTCCGCCCAAGCTTTTCCAAGTCTCACGCTTTGATCGTCAAGATTGGCCATATCTCGCATGGCGAGTACGCCAATCTTTTTAGCAAGCTCTTCTTGAATTATGGCAGCAGCTTTTGTTGAGTTGCCGTATTCAATCAAATTTTTGATCTGCAGTTCTTGAGATTTACTTGCAAGCAAACCGGCATCGGCAAGCTTTTGGAAATTTGTAATCGGATCATTCAGTGAAGCAGCAGTATCCTTTGCGGCTGCTGCTAGCTCGTCTAAGGCCGTTCCTAAGGCCGTTCCAATCAGGGACAAGCCGAAGCCAAGGCCACCACCCGCAAAGCCGCCCAGGGAGCCTCCCAGGCCGCCGCCAATGGACGCCCCGAGCCCCTGGCCGAACAGCAGCGGGAAGGCGCCACCAATCAGGCCCTCACTAATGGCAGCACTACCTTTCCTGCCGAATCTGCGCTCAAGGAACGGTGTCTGATTGAAGATGGGGCTCCCTGGCATATTCACGCCGCCACCAATTGGCGAAGACGGATAGCCGGTGCTTTGGCTCTTAAGTATATTACTCCTCTGCTGAAGAAGTGATATACTTCTCGTTATGGCAGCGAGAGTTTCGTTTTCAAGGTCAAGATTTTTTAGGTTAATATCAAATGTTCCAGATTGAATTCTATTGACTTGATTTTGCAATGTAAGCTTTTCACTTGAGACATTTAACCCCTTTGCTTCCAAGGCAAGCAATTTGCTGGCAAGCATTTCATTGGCGCCATAAATAGCATTTAATCTTTTTTGTCCATCAATTGGCGAGAAAACACCAGTCCTGTATGTTCCGCCAGGGCTAGAGCCCTGAGGGGCGCCTTTTGCCATACCATCGGGCTTCACTGTTCCAACTGGATAGCGATTGCCGTAGATTTTTCTTTGACGCTCCTGCTCTTCGTTGTACTTTTGCTGGAATCGCGTACCGCTTTTTACAGACTCATTAAATTGATCCTGATCTGTTTTCAGTCTCTGTATGCCACGCCCGGTAGCGTTAAGCATTTTTGTGTCAGGTAAAAAACGATTGTATTCTGTGTCCACTGCGCTAACGCTTTTTGCAAGCTGTGAGTTCGCTTGTGCAAGGCGCAAAGTAGACTGAGCCTGATCGGCAGTTCTTGCTCCACCAAGTCTTTCAATGTTTCTTCCAGCTCCTCGCCTTGCGCCACCGCGAATACCAGGAAGACTTTCGTCCCCAAAGGGAAGTGCAAGCTGCTGCAGTCCACCCTGGAAGTAATAATCAAGAGCCTCAGTCTTTGTTATTCTCTTTGCTGATCTAATTTTTTCTTCAACTTGTAATATCCTTTCTACTGCAGTGAGCCTTTGCTTTTCAAGCGCAATTGCAGATTGCAGTCCATCGCTTCCAGTGTTTTGCGTAATCTTTTGATTACGATTTGATCTTTCAAGAGAAAACCTTTGTTTGTCAATTTCCCTGGTTATCCTAATGGCATCATCTAGTCTGTTTTCAGACAAAGCATCGTAACCCTGATGCAATCTGCCAAGTAGCTGGGTTTTTTGTGTTTGATCTAATATTCCTTGATTTATTCTTTCCTCAAGCGCTACCTGCCTGCTCAGTTCATCATTTACTTTTTTTTGGTAGGCTTCTCTTTGTGTAAATGCTTTTACTGAGCCCAAATCTGTCGCTGGCCCTCTTGCAGATTGAATTGCAGAAGATTGCCCACGCAATCCAGCAGAAGAAAGTTCTCTATTTACGCGGGCTATAGCATCTTCCAAGCCCCTGTATTCATTGCTGAGAAATGGTACAAGTTTTTTAAGATCCTCAAGTTCATTTATGTAGCCAGACAAAGCAGCTTCGCTTCTGGTAATTCCAGGCCCAGCGGCAATCAATTCTTGAACTACTCGCAAAGAAGCATCCCCACGCACATTTCCCATTCTTGATCTTGACCCAGATGCGCTAAATGCTTCTGCGAGAACGGCCAGCCTTTCCCTGCCAGCTTCATTTGCCTTTACTGATGCCATTTGACTGGCAATTGTCATCTCCTTAAACTGAGCACTAGCAAGTTTTGAATTTCTTGCAATGCTTTCCAGTAACTCAGACTGAGCCTTTAATTGATTTATGGTTGCGTTTCCACCAACTCCACTGCCTGTTCTGTTTCCGTTCGCCCACCTTCTCTGAGCCTCGCCAAGCTCAAGGTAATCGTCCCTTAGTTGCTGGATTCTTCTTTGTACTATTCCAAGCCTGTCTGCATTTTCGCCTCGACCGATTGTTCTCGATATATCAATTGGGGTTGCGTTAATTCTTTGTATTTGCGATTCAAATTGATTTAGCCTCGTCAGAACACGATCAAGGTCTGATCCACCGGAAAGAAGTACATTTATTCTTGCGTCGTAACTTGCCACTGCTGTAAAATCCCCGCCCCGTTCCAAGAGTCTAGCTAGGCACGAAAAAACCGCCCCGAAAGGCGGTTATCGTTGACGCTTGATTTTTTCCATCTCTGCGGCTTGTCGCTTGCTTTTAATTGCAAAGTAAGCGGCCCAGAGACTCATCTCTTCATCTGTTACTTTTCCTTTAAGCTCGGAAAGGGTACAGTGAAGAACTTCGGCCAAAGAAAGCTGAAAATAAAGTCTGCTATCAGACTCTAGCTCACTCTCAATTACTTTTGGCGTCTGGCTCTGCGCTGTTTGAACCCCGTGGCCTCAGCACGCATAGAATCATTTTCTGCAAATCTTCGTCCTCAACTTCCATCTTGAGAACCGGAATGTCGCCAGGCTTGAACAGCTTTTGACCGTTTTCATCAAGTGCCTTTGCAATCAGCAATTGCATTGCAAAATCACCAGCGCTGTCAGACTTGGCATCCTTTTGCGCCCGTTCACGCTCTGCAGCAGTAAGGGGAGCAGCATAGAATGTCACTTCGTCACCATTCTCAAGGGTGACAACTTGCTTGATCGGCTCAAAATTTGCAGCCTTACGGAGGCGATCAATCGCCCTAATCGTTGTGGCCGGGGAGGGTTGGGGTGCGCTCATAAAAAGAGAAGCGTTCTAGGTAACTCTACAGCATACTGTCGTGGATAGCCAGCAAAAAGCCCCGCCGAAGCGGGGCAAGTATTGAACTATGCAGCGGATCAGACCTGAGACAAGTCGATCGTTGGGGCACCAGCAGGACGGAAGTTGATCGAGACGCTAATTGCATCATCAGGATTCACGTTCATACTTGCGCTAGTAAGCACAACATCCATGGCGATAGAGCGCGACTTAGTTTCGTCCGTGGTGGTACCACTGGAAACAACGCGATCAACATAGAGGCGAACAGAGGCACCAACTTGATTGCGCTGAAGAACGTCTTCGATCATTCGGTTGGCGAATGCCGAGTCTTCATCCGTCATGTAAACGGTTGCGCTTCCTGTACCATCAGCAAAGCCGGTGATATAGTTCTTGAAGGGAGCGTACTGGCCAGGAGCTTGACCAATAGTCGTAACGTCAATCTCGCTACGAGTAATCTCAAAGGTCCAGTCACGAACTTGTGCAACTACTGCGTAATCCGCATAGTCAACACGGAATTCGTTTGGAGCTGCAGCAGTACCAGCAGTCGTAAGCGTTACAGAAGTACCGCCAAGCGTAGCGGAAACTTTCAGAACACCAGTAGCTGCAACATAAGAGAAGACGTAATAGGTAGTGCCAGCGACCAAGCCAGCCGGAAGGGTGCCAGCGACAGTGCCGCCCTGAACATTGTAAACAGAAAACTTAACGGGGTCACCAACCTTGAAATTACGGTAAGTCTCAATCGTGATTTCAGCGCTAGCAAAAACAACGTTGGCAGGAGCGAAAGTACCGCCAGTGCTGGCAGGCTTGTAAGCAAAGGCGCCGGAAGCGCCGGAAAGAACGGTTGCGGGCATGGCAGGTCAGGGGTAACGGCTTGCGGGCACTGCCCAGCTAGGAACAGAATAGCGATTCAACTTGACCTAGCCTGCCAGCCAGCATCAATACGTCCAACAAAATGAGGAGTAGTATCTGGAGACTGAAAAGATGGTCCCGTAATTTGACCAATTCTTACATAAGTTGAGTCCGCTGTTTTACCTGTAGCGTTAATGGTATCAATAATTCCTTTTGCAACGCGAACTAATTCTTGACAACGAGCAGCGCCAGCTCCTTTTTTAGTAAAACAACGCACAATAATTGCACCCCTTGCATAATCCAATGAACCACTTAACGTTGATTCGGTCGTAATCCCAAATGTAATATTTATCCGTATGTACTCCTTTGGTGCATCTGGCGGAACTGATGTAATGTTATCAAAATAAACCGGAACCGAAGGGATCTGAGAATCGTAGGCTGCCAATAGCGGTGCTTCCATTGCAGCCCGAATTGATTGGTAGTTCATTTAATTACTTGTTGCAAATGCAATTTTAATTCCATGCTCAAGCGACTTCTGAAGACCACCTCCATTGACATAACTAACAAACCAGTCGGGTTCAGCGGTTGCAAAGGAAGTCGGATCTTTTCCTTCTAGGGGTTTAATAATATCTGTTCTCATGCTACCAACCCGCCTGCCCTCAATAACAATATCCCCCTTAGGCCTGAAACCAGGATTCTTGAATTTCCCTTCTTCAAGATCCATTGCAGCCATTGCATAATCAGTAGTATTAATAATGCTTAGCTTTGGATTTCTTTTGGTTGCTGCAATCGTATCAGGTAATGCAGGGGTGTCCCTGATGGTATATGGATACGAGCCCTGCTTGCCCTTGCCAACTCCTGGAGCATCTGCAACCCAGCTATTCTTAAATCCTCCGCCCCAGTCAGGCCCTCTATCTGCAAGATCATTCATAATTGCTGCAGCGGTATGTCTCGCGGCACTTTGAATCTGCCTTCTCAAATCTCGATTAATTTGCTTAATTGGCTTTCCCATTTTCAGTTCACTCTCGCAATAACGACATGTAGTATAGGATTATCGCCACGATAAGAAATCGGGTCAATAATTCTAGCAGTTCTGGTTCTGCCATTTTGCAGGTAAGCGATTGAGTCTGTTGTTTGCGGATAGTACCCGCCCAGGTAGTTAGCTGGAATAAGAATCTTCATGTCTCCATGTTGATACATTCCATCAATCTCCTTGGCCTTAAGGTAAGCTACAATAACCTTTACCGCAATTTTAGTAGGAACCCCAAGAACTGTTCCGGTTTCTGGATTGTAAGATTCGTTACTGCTCGCTTTTAGATAGGTAGCAGCTATCCCAAACTGCTCAATTAGCGGTCCTGGAATTGTAGAAAAAATGTCATCTACAAGGGCCATGGTGTATTACAGTGGATTGCTGTACCAGCCGCCATACGCTGGAAATACTTGGCCATTAGCAAAACGGATTCCCCTTGAGCGAGGGGAGCCGCTATAACGTGCATCAACCCTTGCAGTGCTTCTGCGATTTACATATGGCTGGTTAAAGTTTTCGTCAACCATGTAACGACGTAAAATATCCATTGAAAATGGAGGGATATAATCGGTTCCGGTCTGAGGTCCGTCTTCTTTTTTGAACTTTACCTGCAATGCTCCATCACCAAGATTGACTTCATCGTATTGGCTTGTGCTGCGAAGAGAAGAGCCACCATCATTGACAGCAACAGCCGTGTATCCACCACCACTGCCAAGGAAAGCTGCCATATAGGCAACAGCAATTTCAAAGTCAATCGGCAGCTCATCACTCGCAAGCCGTCTGCTGTCGGAAATAATAATTCTTGGCCAGGCAAGGGACTGCTCTGAAGACGAAGCAGCACCCTTCCACTTAAGAGGATTGATTGTCATTGTAGATGCAACAAGTGTTTGTTGCTTTTGCGTATCGCTTAACGCAAGCCAGGCTGAAATACCAGCGCTAACTGGCAAGTCGCCAAGCAAGGCCACGGCTCTTGCAACACTCAGGAAGGAGTTAGCATTATCCGCTCCAAGAGTCGAAACAAAGGCCATGTCGGTTCCCTGGTGGCTCTCTAGGGGTTCAGGACTTCACGGTAGCTGACTTGGCCTTAGTGGCCGGTGCAGGCGATGCAGGGGCAGGCTTGGGGGCTTCTACCGGCTCTGCAGGCTCGATAGAAGGCTCAGGCGCAGGGCTGGAAGCTTGGGCATTTTGACGCTCTTTTGCAAGGCGAGCAGCGAACATTCCCATGATTAAAAATTAAAGTGGATTGGTGATTTAGAATTGAAGTGGATTGATAAAAGCCCCGCCGAAGCGGGGCCATGTTAAACCGAAATCGCTCTAATCAGATAAAGGCCCGAAGTTGGGTAATCCGAATGTTGCGATTGTCGGTGAACACCTTTTCCCAGTTGCTGCCAGTAGCAAGCTCAGCGTTGGTGGGACCACCTTGAGCAGTCGCATTGCCATTCCAGGAAATACCGTTGGGGTGAACCAGGTAATGGGTGCGGTTGAACAGATAGTCAACACCAACAGCGGGATCGCGGTCAGTTTCAAGGGGAGTCTTTGCGAGAGCACTTGCATAAGCAAATGCACCAGGACCAAAGAAGTAGGTCTGCAGAACGTCAGCACCACCAGTACCAGCGCCAACTTCAACAGGCAGGGTGTCGTCTACGAAAACCGGGCGACCCAGATAGGTGCCAAGCTCCAGACGCTCACTGGAGAGCCGAGTGTCAATCTGAGAGGTGTTACTAGCGGGAACAATCAGATCCAGCTTCATCAAGCGGTAATAAGTGCGCGAGTGCATCAAAGCACCAGTCAACTCATTGCCTGCATCGCCGAGCTTGGCAATGGTGTCAACCATTACATCAGCGCTGAGCTGGGTAGAAGTTCCACCAACGGCGTGGGAGGAAACAAGTGGGCCACCAGTTGCAAACAGACCACGAATCGTGTCGATCAAGGTCGCTTGCATCCTGCGAACCCAGAACTGACCAGTGCGACGAGCAATGGCCTGCATGGGATCGGAGCCAGCCAGTTCAGCCGCAAGATCCGAAGCCTTCCAGGACTTACCACGCATCAGGCGAACGCCGGTTTGCAGGTTACCTGCCAGCGTGTCAGCCGTAAGGCCAACAGTATCGCTGAGGACTTCATCAACTCCGGTCAAATCACCGAAAAAGGGAAGGTCGATAGTCTTGCCGCCTTTAGCGAATTCAGCTTGGATAGCGTTATTCGTGACCATCAGGCCGCTGGTAACAAGAGCATTCTTGTTCTTCAACTCTTCCTGCTGGTATTCCAGGAAAAGCTGGGGGATAAAAGGAACGCCAGCGAGGAGCATGGTTTTTTACCTTGGGGAAGGGTGGGAAGGGGATTGGTTTGTGCTCTTGTGGCACTGCCACTGCTAGAGCGAATGCTTGCGGCACAACCGCTAAACGGGTGCTTGACCCGGCGAGGCACAGCCTCTGTTGCCAATAGACTAGCAAAAAATCATGGTCAAGCTTTCTTCTTTTTTTTCTTTCTCGTACCGGCTTCGCTCATTGCAATTGCAACAGCCTGGTTGCGACTTTTAACAACTGGACCCTTCTTGCTACCCATACGAAGAGTGCCAGCAGCATACTCTTTCATAACCTTGCTCATCTTCTTTTCAGCTTTGGTTGCTTTTTTCATTTGCCTGTTGGTAGATGTTCAACAAAAAAGCCCCGCCGAAGCAGGGCTTGTAAGCTTGGACTCAATCAAGCAAGAGTTAGCGTCCAGCCCTTGCCAGTAGCAATGGCTTTTTCACCAGTGGTAAGAGCAGCAGTACCAGTGGCACCAACAATGTCCAGGGTCTGAGTACCAGTTACAGTTGGAAGACCGTTGAAAATCCGCACAAGCTGCGCCTGGGTCAAAGCAGTTGGAAGTTTGATGTTGGTGGTAGTCCGAAGGCCGGTTCCTGCTGCATACATAATGCGGATACCAGCAATCAACTCGTCCGCATCGTCAGTAATCTGACGACCAAGAATGTTCTGATCGGTTTTGTAGGGCATGACAAATGGGAGAATCGCTCAAAGGCAGTTTACTCAAGCCCACCCAGCCAGGACCGCTCCAATTACAATTAGTCGATTCTTCCATTATGAAACAAAAGATGTTCCGGTATGCCTTTCCGCATTCTCCTTTTAATTGTTTCTCGATCCCTGCCGGACAGCCTGCAGGCATCTGTTAAGCACATTTTCTCTCCGTTATACACAACCAGGACATTGGATCTTCTGTTTTTATTTTGATCCGACATTGTTGCCCATCTAACATTTCCTTTTTCGTAATGACCGTTTGGATCAATTCTGTCTAACGTCATTCCATTTGGTCTTGGGCCAAGCTCTAGTAAAAATTCTCTGTAAGACTTAAACCGAAACTCAACATGAGCGTAAGCTCCGTTGTGATTTGACTTAACCCTTACTTTTGCTTTCATGTAAGATTTGTATGCTCCCTGATTAGCAAGCAAGTCTTCTGGGTCTTTCTTCCAGGTGACCGGCCTTACAGTCATTGCACACGAACGGCAGAGAAGAGGTTGACCAGTTTTTTTCGCCTTGGCAAGTAAATCTTTCCTGGTTAATCTGGATTGCTTACAAATGGGACAGTCAACGGTAACGTATAGATGATGAGCGGACACGGGAAGGCTCTGAACTGGTTACCAGTTTACCATTGAGACGGGTAGGGCTGACTAGGACTTGCCTTCGGCTGCGTCCATCCGGCGAGCAATCGAACGAGCCCAGCTTCGCCCTGGGTCACCGCCCCAACCGTCCCAAGCCTGACGACCCTTACCATAATCATCCCAGCTTGATCCTTTTTTGTCTACTTCGTGACGAGCAAAATAACTTACCATTCTGTCAATAGTTGCAGGCGAAAGCTCTTGACGGTTTGAAAGTTGTCGCGCTCTAGCCAAGCCAACTGAAGTCATCCCACGATTTGATGGTGGTTTATCGTTTCGCTTTTCTAAAGCGCGACGAGCTGCAGCAGCAACAGCGGCAGGCGGCTTAAAGGAAATTCCGCTGTAGGAATTTTTGCTACGGCGTGGCATAGTTGCAAGGGCTAATACTAAAAAGATTCTAGCAACAAAAAGCCCCCGGCTTTAACGGGGGCGGTGACCCAACAAGAGCCAACTCAGCTTACATCAGCCAGCAGGCTTTGGCTGGCATTACATTGATTGCAGCGCTCTGGAGATCACCGGATCAAGCTTTCCAGCAAGCCTTGCATCTTGAATCAAGCGCTTTGCCTTGTCTGGATCGGAGTTAAGCAATCTTGCAACTTCAGTAGCATTAGCAGAATCCTTGTTGAAAGGATTATTTGTGTATGTCGGAGCCGGTGCGCGGCTTGTAGTCAGACCAGAGCCAGTTGCGCCACTACCACGGAAGTAGATCGAATACTCTTCGTCATCACGCAGCCTCGTTACCGCATCACGAAGCGCGATCGGATCTTGTTCCGAACCGAAAACAACAGTGCTTTCATCATCGAGAAGCCTGAAGCTATCTTGCTGAAGCTTGAAAACATGCTTCGGCCTGGTGCATTCGACCTTTGCAAGCTCTTCTGTTACTAAAGCCTCAAGCTTGCTTTGACGACGCTTATCTTTTTCCAGGTTCTTTTCTTTTTCCAGGTCTTCATTCGTCTTGCGAAGGTTTGCGAGTTCCGTCCGCAGGGAGGCGAATTGCGCCTTCACGGCCTCGTCCATCGCATCGGAAGGGGATTGGCCCTGGGGCGAGGCGGGGGCCTGTCCCTGGGGCTCTGGGGGCTCAGTGGTGGCGGCCTTCAGGATTGGAGCGAGACGCTCAGCAAGAGCCTCTTCGTCCAGGTCGCCGGACAGGTCAAGCCCAGCAACTTTAATAAAACTATCGACAGTTTTCTTTTTCTTTAAATCTTTAAGAAGACCTTGATTAGTTGCCTTTAGTGCTACCTGAGAGCTTTCAAGGTTGTTGGTTTTCTGCTCAAGCTCTTTGATCAGAGCAATAGCGTCTTCAAGGGTTTCGGGAGGGTTCACGCAAAGTCGTGTGTTGACTCGTTAAATCATAGCACCATCACTTTCGGTTGGTTCTACGCTCGTCTCCCCTGCTTCTGCATCGGAACCTTCGGATAGCGGCGTAGAGGCATCGACGGGGATCTGACCGCGATTTGGAGTCTGCGTACTTGCACCGTCTGCAATACCAAGGTCTTCAGCAGTTTCATTGCCTTCTAGGTTCATTTTTTCCAAAAGGTCTTTAACGCTGAAATTAGCAAGTCCTTCAAACATTTCGCCTGCTTCAAGCATTTGCAGGAAAAGCTCGATCGTGATTGTATTACTCTTGAGCAATGCAAGCAATGCAAGCACCTGTTGAGAATGTAGCTTAACTGGAATAAAGTTCTTGCTAATCGAAATTCGCACTGGTGGAATTTTGCGATAAGCAGATGCGTAAAGTAGTGCTCTATTGATGGAATCCTCTAGGCTTTGAACAAGTACGGCGAGCAACGAATCGCTTTGAGAGCGATCCAGCAACTTTGCAAAGCCTGATTCAGATTGCGTTTTGCCAGTTGTCATTGCAACAGCAGCCAAGCGCTCCATTGCAGACTCAATTCGCTTCAGGTTCTCAAGAGTAATAGAAGCTCCGTCCATTGGGGCACTTAGCATTCCATACTTTGCATCCGAATTAGAAGAAAAAAGCGCCCTGCCTCCTCCTGCTTCAATCTTGTCCTCTGGACGTACCCCGGTTCCTGTAAGGATTGGCGAGGCGGTAAGGTGAATTGATTCTGCAAGGTCAGCAGATACACTCCAGTGGTGGAGATTCAAGCGTGCAATATCGAAAAGAAGTGGGCGAGCACGAAAAAACGCTTCTTTCTTGCCGCCAAAGATTGGAACAAATGGGATAAAGGGAAGCGAGATGTAACTGGTTTCCCTGAGAATATACTTGTCGATTGATTCTTGGCTTATCTTTTTTGTATAAAGACGGCAGCGAACTCTTTGGCTGGGGGAGGTTCCGCCAATAGAGTCTCCGAACTGAGAAACCGTATCCGTGCTAGCACTCTGAATATCGTAAACGCGCACAGCCGGAACAACTTCTTCAAAGAATTCGTTAGTCTCTGATTGCTGGCGTACTTCTGTTTTGATTCGCAAGTAAGTTGGGAATGCACCGAAGACGCTTTGTCCGCCAAGGTCTACGGTGAATTGGTCGTAACGGCATTCAAGTACCTGATCGACACGCATTAAAACAAAATATGGCCGAGCATTGATTTTCTTCTCTTCGTCTGAAGTAAGGTCTGGCGGAAGCTTGGGATATTCAACCCAAATTCCAGAAACTCCACCGTCAATACTTTCCGTAAAGGCTTCCTTGGTGTAAGAAACCAGCGAGTGACCCTCAAGGTCCACATCATCGAAGAAATTTCCCCATTCCGTAGGAATTTCTTCCGGCTGCGATACACCCTTGCGAAGTGCAGTACCTACAACGAGATCCCTTAGGTGTCCGTAGTAGTTTTGAAAGCTACTTTGTGCGCGTGTTTTGCGGACTTCGTAGCTAGGGAACTCTTCTAGGTAATCTTTCGGCAAATAGTCTGCTGCTGCTTCTATGAGGTAGAATTCTGGAAGGGTGCAGAAACGAATCGGCGCCAAACGAGAAAACTGTTCGGCTTGCTCCAGCGAATAAGCATCGACGCCAACAACTTCTTCAAAAGCGGCTTCCTCGTACTCTGGAAATCTGCGCTCAAATGGGAGCGAATTGCTATCTGCTGTTGGAACCAGAGAACTTGGAACGATCGACACTGTTTCTATTGCAATCTGCAACAGTGTAGCCCTAGACCGTCAACGCCAACGTGGGCCTCGGCCTGAAGCCATCGAAGAGCGTGGCATTGTATGCCAAATCAAGTACCTAAAGCTATCTCCGGCGTGAGAACGATCATTCTTCCCGCCTTTTGCTGGCTTGTAGTTGTCGTCGTAAGCCCATTGCTCCAGGGAATCGACTGTTTCAACGCAATTTGTAAGATTTACGAGTACGCTGCCGCCTGCAATGTGCATATTGGCGTGAGCAAGAGTCTCTGCAACTGGTGGATTGCGATTTTCTGCAATAACACGCACTCCTGCGCTTCGTAAAATGTCGTGATCGGTTTGTGTTGAGCTTGTGCTGCTGTGACTTCCGCTTGCATCTGGGTGGCAAACGATTAAACCCCTGGCCAAATGTGATGGAAAGCGACGTTTCAAATGCTCGACAAGATCAAACGTTGTTCCGCAAGTGTGCTCGTCGAATACATGCAACATTTGTCCCAATGGACCGGAGCGCATAACGCCGTAGCAGGACTGACTGCGGCCAATATTGAAGTCTGCACCAAAAATAATCCTTTCGTCGGCGAGAGGAGAGAAAATAGTTGTACCGTGCTTGGCTCTGTCGAATTCGTAAAAAACAAGAGAGGTGTTGAGCGAAACAAATTCACCGTTTAGATAGGCTTCAATCAGGTTCGGCGGGTAGGAATTCCTAAGGTTCTGGATAAAACCTGGATCCAGGAAAGGATTGTCCTCCGTTCTCGCCTTGTATAATGCCTTTTCGTCTGATGCTTCCCTTACGAATAGGTTGTAAAGAGATTTGTGGCCTTCAGGCGTGGATGCAAAACCAAGTTGTGGGCAATTACCAACGCGAACACGACCTTGCAGCTTGATAATAGCAGCTTCGGCGATGTGGGTTGAAGCTGTATCAATCTCGTCAACCATCATTGATGCAGCGTTTACACCGATCAATCGCTGGTAGTTCTCGAATGAACGTAAAAGTATTGGTGTATCACCCTTCGGAAGCTTTAATTTGTAAACAGGTAACGGGCTGCTTTTGAATTCGTAAGGAATGGAATACTTTTCAAGCAAAGCTTCCCAGGCGGGAATGGCAATATCTCGTAGGTTTGGGATTGTAGGCTCCAGAAATAGGTGAGTAAAGCCCTGACTTCTGAAGCAAAGTAAAACTGTCTTGGCAACAGCAGCCCAGCTCTTTCCGCTACCAAATCCTCCGCATAAAGCAACCATTCGATGGTCGAAATCAGTAACAAAATCGTGCTGATGCGGCAGTAAATCGGAAACAATCCTGGCTTCGCAGTGATCGCAGTTAAATCCGTTGTTAGCCCTCTTTGCAACGTTGCGCAGCAATGAAGTATCTGTAAAAAGCCCTAAAGATTGCAGTGCTGCTTTGTCTGCATATCTGCTTCCTCGATTTTTTGCTGGCACTGGTTAGCTCTTCTTCTTTTTCTTTTTGTGTTGGTAGCTGATTTTCTTTGAACTTGTTTTCTCTCGCTTGAATTTCTTCTTTTCTGCAGCCGTCAACTCTTTTGAAGTCTTCGGCGTACTAGCGGAAACTCTTTTCGATGGGCGACACGCAGGATAGCCTCTCCTCTTCTCGCCTTCCTTACGTCCGCATGGTTTTCCAGTCTTAATATCTACCCATTCTTCTTGAAACCAGCGTTTCAGCGACATTGAGGCAACCTACCTAGCAACAGCATAGCGTCCGCCCCTTCGTTTGTACTCCTTCACAAGCCATCCATTGGCGTATGCACTGGGATACACCTTGAATTTACGCTTCGCCTCTGCTTTTACTCTTGCGTATAACTTCTTGTCGAGTGGGATGTTCTTCATTTTCGTGTAGGCGGGTAGGCGGATAATAAAAGAATAGCAGCAAAAAGCCCTCAACCGCTTGGCTGAGGGCCTTTCATAACTTACTTACAAGTTATTTGTTTGCGCTAGTCCTACCTTCAGGCAGGATCGCTCTCAACAGCAACTTCCTCGGCCTCTAGGGAGTCCAGAGCAGCGTTGATCGCTTCGTCTTCAGCAACGTCAGCATCGGCCAAAGCTTGAAGCTCAGCCACCTTGGCGGTAGCAGCAGCAGCGGCCTCCGCAGCAGCATCAGCCTCAGCCCGAGCAGCAGCAATAGTCTCTGCATCGGCGGCATCATTGGCAAGTGCAGCAGCAAGCTGCTCCTTGACTTGTGCCAGTTCTTGCTTCAGGCCCGCTTTATCGGACAGAAACTTTTGAACTGCAGCAATAACGCGATCGGAAAGAATCGACATGACTTTTAGTACCTGTTGGATGGGTTTCTGGGGCCAGACAATGAGTTTTTTGAAAAACTCGTAGGGGGTGGGGTCCATAGCTTTGGTAAAAACCGAAGGCCCATTCCACCCTAGCAGGCATATTTCGTAGATGGTTAAGGCTAGTTAATGAAATCACAGGGATTCATCAAAGTTAATGTTTGTGCTTGGAAGAAGTTATATGGGTGGTGGAAGTGTTTTGTAGTTAGCTCGTGGAATGAGGAAAAAATATTTGGCGAATTACTTTGTAGGTAAGTTGCTGGAATAGGGAAAAAATATTTGGGGGGAGGGGGACGCCAGGGGAGTAAATATAAACTAAGTTACCCCCGGTAAGTATAAACTAGGGGCAGGTAAGTCTGCCCCCGGTTAAGTATAAGTTACCTAGCTATGTTGCGTCCGGCTGCGATGGCCATATTAGCGACTTGCGCAAACATTGTATGACAGGTGTGGGTCGGAATTGTAACACTGGTGGAGATCATGCCATTCTTCACCTCTAACGGCAAGTTCAATCTTGTTGCTACGTTATCGATTGTCGTTTTCCAGGTTTCCTTATGCTGAAGGTTAAAGTATAGCGCCATGGCGCATAAGTCTACCATCGACAGTTTGTTGTTAGCCCTGCTAAGTGTGGCAGCGATAGCTATAATAAGCTGATACTTAGCGTCTTCGGTTTTCTTGTTTTCTGCTTTCATTTTGGCGGCTGTTTTCTCGTCGTAACTTGACGCACCGCGCACCTTACCTTCCCTGGAGGGTTGTTGTTTGGGTTTGGCAAGTACGGGCAGATGTAATACGACCTTTCCTGCGGTGTGCTTAAAGCTACCGGGACAATCCTGCCAGCCCGCCGCCATCATCACGGCCTGATCAGCCTCAGGAAGGCCAGCGACCCATGGGGACGGGGCCACGGGGCCATCCTTAGGACGCGCAGTCCTACTGCCGCCACTAGGACTTGCTGTAGCCTCTTCCATGGCCATCCTTAGCAAGTCCTCCAAGGAAGGGTTACCGTTGTTGTTGCCGTTGTTGTTGGTCACGATTGAGTCCTAAAGTTGTGGTTTTAAGTCGGGAACCTAAGTCGGGAAACTTAAGTCTTGCGGCGATCACCCTAAAGCTTTCGCCGCCTCCGAATTGTAGAGGATGGGAAGGGGGCACCGTGGCTGGTTTGCAGGATTGAACGATCAGGATAACTTATACAATGCCAGCACGCCAAACACCTACAGACTAACGGAGTAGCCGTCAAGTATAAGTTACAGCATCAGCTTATACAAACTAAGTTGTTCGGTAACATTTAACGATTGCATTGGTTTAACTATATCGGCTAACTTACTAAGTAACATTTAGCAATCTCTTTCTTTTAACTATATCAACTAAGTCCTTCGATAACATTTAGTAATTTGCTTGTGTTAACTATATCAGTCAACTCCTTAAGTAACATTTATATCAACTAAGTTGCTAAGTAACATTTAGTAAGTTGCTCGTGTTAACTATATCGGCCAAGTCCTTAAGTAACATTTAAGGATTACCATTGATATAGTTTAACTAAGTCGCTCCAATATAAATAACATCTAAAAGTGTAAGTAAGCGCATAAAGTAAGTCTAAAATGTAAGTCTTGCTACAATAAGACTAAGTTAAACAATGGCGGCAAGTAAGTACAAAGTATAAGTAAGTAT